TTATACTTATCATTGGATGGCAAATTACCCTGCCCAATGACAGAAAATATTGTATCAGACTTGACATCTGTAATTGATGCTGGTATTTTTGTATTATTTGAGTTTATAAATGAGACTCTATCACCAATTTTAAATGGTGATGGGGTCATAGTAGTTACAATACCGGTATTATTTGATGTATTGACAATTGAAAAGTCTTTTACTTCATAAGTTGGACAAATATTTAACAACCAATTATTTACTTTAGCATTACTTACTTCATCGCCTAAAGAATTAATACTAACCACATCTCCTTTACCGAGATAATAAGTATTCTCTAGAGGTTTAAATTCGTTTAATACTGAAGTAACTCTCACTTTAATTTCGGAACCATCAACTACTGATTGTCCATAAACATATGTGTTTATACCAACTTTTGTAGTGTCTAGTATTTGTCTAGAAATATTAGTGCAATCTGTAAATTGATTTACACTTTTAGATCCATATTTAACTGCCCCAACAGATCCATCATCATAAGTAACTCTAAGTTCTCCTGAATTTGGAAATCCAATTGTAGAATCTACGTCAATAAAAGTTGATTGTGCGGATATGTCTCCAATTACCTTAGTTGTTGGGTGAATTGAAAAATCTCCGTATATAGCGCCATCAACTATAATGTCCCTGTTGTATCCACTATCCAGACTTATCTTATAATAATCTGAAGTGGAAACTCCACTTGTTATTTTCTCTACACTTGTTACTGGAGCATATGCTTTTTTAATATCTCCATAATCATTCTGGAATATAGTTGAATTTCTAAGATCTGATGGATCTCCGGAAATTTTTTCAACGATTATGTCTTTAGTTAGTTTATAATTACTGTCAGAAGGTCTAAAAAGAAAATCTCTTGGCTTTATAACCTCAACATTTTCGTTGAATAGTGCTCTGAATAGAATCTTAAATGAGTAATCAGTTCCTTTAGATTTGTAAAAATCTTTAAGTTGCTTTATAAAAAGACCTTGATTTAGGTTTACTCTTTGACTTGGATTATCTGACTTATTATCATAAAATTCTCTGCTCTCAAATCCTGGAGCAAGTTGATTTTTTGTTTTTCTAAAAAACTCTTTTAGAAATAAAGCACTTAAATTCTGTACAGATGAATTTGTTAAGTGCTCACTAATCTCTGAATCAGAAAAAACTAATTGTTCGGGATTATTGCTGTTATGATATGAAGTAATTCCACTAAATCCTCTAATACATCCTGTAAAGGAAATATTAGTTTTTCCAGTGTAAGTTATAATCTCATTATCAATTTTTACCAGACCATATGAGTCCGGAAAACCGACAGTGTTGAGTACAAATATTTCCGCATCGAAAAGATCTACATCTCTGGTTAATGTAGTGGATTCAATTATATTAGCATTATTGTCAAGTTTTACATATTCATCAATATTCTGTAGAATATCTGTAGGACCACCTTGATATTCTACTGATTTATAATACTGAGAAAAAAATTCTTGTGATAGAGGATACTCCTCATCAACATAACCAGGAAACTGGTTCTTGACAATAGTGCTGAATTGAACTCTTTTTTCTGTCATTTTTTTTATTATCTTACGATGTATCCGTTTTTGTAACTTGAGGAAACTACATATGATGATCCAGATGAATCTGCACCCGATGAAATTTGATCTGTTACAGTTTCAAAAATACTATTACTAATATCTAGTTGCAAATACAGATCCTGTTTTCCAATAATATCATTTGATTGTGGAATGGCAGATATTTCAATTGTTGGTTGCCCGTCTTTTAATGGTGCAGATGTTATATTAATGGGATTTAGAGTTATAACTCCATTAACATAATCAATTCTTCCAACATTTCTTCTTAGAATAGTTGCTTGTGACGAAAGCGAAGAAGGAACTGTGAACAAGAATATTGACCCAGTTCTTCTGTTTGTATCTGGAACATCTGAGATGTAAACATCTTGAGTTAATCCAGCAACTCTAAATGACGAAGATTTTATGTTAAAACCATTCAAACTCTTAATATAAAATTGATTACCAAATCCAATAGAATATTCCGCAAAAGTATTTAACACAACACGAAGATCTCTTCTCATTTGTATCTTCGTAATATTTGATGTTATTGATTCGTGACTATCATCGATAACTTTTAAGAACTTACTGTACTTAAATCTTGCACCATATCTATTCAACTCTGAAGACTCTGAGTACTTCGTTGCATTATTGATAACAATGGAAGATACGTATGAAGAATTTGGGGCTAGATTGGTGTTATAATAAATTTGAGATTCCACTTCAATGTAAAGATACTTAAGATCTAATATTTCAGCAACAATACCAGCGACCGAGTACTTCTTAAGATCTCTTTTAATGTTTTCTTTTACAAGATTTGGTAAAAAATCACCAGTTCTTGGTTTTATACTAATAAAAACTTTTCCATACTGTGGAGGAATAACATCTTCTCCACCAAAAACTGAAATAGATTCTGTTTCTGGGTAAATTCTTGCAGGAATTAAAGTTTCAAAATCATTTATTGTTAATGCTCTATTTTGGGAGGCATAAATTCTGGGAGCATATTTTTTGATGGAATCAATTGACTCTATTTGTTCTCCACCAGATGCTGGTAAAATCGTTGTTAATAGGGATATTCCAGAAGATACCACATATTCTTGGGAATTTCTTGTGTAAACAATTCTTCCACTAAACGAAAATCTAGATACTCCGTTTGCGGCATCTCCACTAGATGTAATATAAGATGCTTCAACAAAACTTTCGTCTCCCAATTTTTCGCCAAAAATACCATCACCAAAAATTAATTCGTATCTTTCATCCTCAACTTCTTGTAAGAAAAATACTTTCGATTGTCCGTTAACATCAAATAAACTATCTTGTCTAGTAAATTTTGTTCTAATAGAACTTGTTTGTAATGGTTTTACCAAAACTGAAATTAAATCAGTATCAATACCAGTATTATCGAGTATAAATCTTTGGTTTAGATTTCTAAAAGAGTTTGTAAAAGTACTTGTAACTAGTAACCCTTCATAAATTTTAACGTTTTCGAATACCGCTGTTCCATTGATTACTGGAACTGTGATATCTTCGAGAATGCAGAAGGTAAATGACTGGTTTGCAAATTGTGCGGATGAAGAAGCAACAATGCCTTTTTGTAAAGTTAGTGAAGATGGAGTTGGGAAGATGTTAGATGCATCTACAAAGAAAGTTATGGTTGCGGAAGCAGCTTTCTTAGATCTTGGAATATATCCAATGTTCCTAGCTAATGCAACAATATTCTCCCTCAGAGTGGCACTATCAATAAAGACCTCATTCGATACCATATTGGCATTGTATGAGGAGATGTATGTGTTATATGCTAATACGTCTAAGATTGTTGATAAGTTCGAACCCTCAAAATCATAATCGGTGAAGTTGGAGTTAGCTCTTAGATAGTCTCTGAGAGTAGACTTGATTTGATCAAAGTCTAAATTTGTAAAATTTATTAACGACATTTACCTTGATGATAGGAGAACGAATTCTAATTGTTGTGGAGGTATATTTGCTCCTATAATTTCATATCTTATTGTTGCATTGAATGTATTATTATCGTAATCAGGCTCAATATCTACAGATTGTAAATTTACTCTTGGTTCAAAATTATTAATTGATGTTCTAATTTCACTTTCGATAATACTTGCAGAAAAAGGATCTATATTCTCAAATAGTGATGCAGTAATGTTAGATCCAAAATTTGGGTCAAAAAACTTTTCTCCAGGAAGGGTAAATACAATGTTTCTTACTGAGCGAGCAATTGCAGTTGCATTTTTGATCGCAATTATATCATCATTCAGAGGATTGCTCTGAAACGACATACTGATATCCTTAAAACCTTGACTTACCCTTTCTAGAGGCATTTAGTATTATAATTCTATCTTATTTATTACCCTTTTAGTGGTCCATAGACTGGTTCTGTGCCATAATCCCAGTCATCATAGTCCTCATCATTGCGTATTTTTTCGTGAATTTCATTTTGATGGTAAAAATCGTGTTTTTTGGGGGTGATATCATCATTTGCAATCTCTCGAAGCATTTTTTGCTTCTCAACTTTGGTCTCCCAACCATATTCTGATGATAGAAATTGTGTTCCCCACTCATTTTTCATAAAATTTTCATCTTTATCGACTTTTTTGGTCATTGTTTGCTCCTGATTCGTTAAAATCAGAACTTTTTACGGGGTTGCTATCCCGAATTTCCTTGACTTCGTACATAAAATCATCAGATGTCTCAATTTTACGACGATTTTCGACCGAATACTCAGTTAAATCGATCTCATACCCTGGATTTTTGGTAATTCTATTCTTTGTCCATGCATCATCATACCATAAGATCTTGTTGTTTGGGTATGCATAGAAGTTTCCGTTATCCATCTTGAAAAAATGAGCACATTTATGCTCTGGAGTTTCACTAAAGTTAGTGTTCAGAGTAGATTTTGACTCCCACGACCAGTCAAGAGTGAACATATAAGTCCCTTCATTCTTTTCGCCACGATAATTGATGAGTTCGGCACGTAAATTAGCTAGTCTTGATCGTACTTGAACATCG